TTACTCCATCCCCGGAAACGCGAACCGCGCCACGATGCGCCGCCGCCACGGCGCGCTCAGCGGGCTTTCGACCACGCCATGCCCGCTATACGCATGCAGAAAGGTCGCCCCCGCCCCGACCTGCGCGGCAATCCCCAGATGCTTGGCCACGGCCCCTTCCCGCATCCGGAAAAGCAGCACGTCGCCCTCCGCCTCCGCGTCGAGCGTCTTCCGCGCCAGATGCCGCAGTGCCGCGTCCCACAACCGTTCCTCACCACCCGGCTCCGACCAGTCGCGCGTATAGGCAGGCACCGTTTCCGGCTCCGCCCCCAGCACCTCGCGCCACACGCCCCGCAGCAGGCCGAGGCAATCCGCCCCCGCCCCCCGGACCGAGGCCTGATGCACATAGGGCGTCCCGATCCAGCCCCGCGCCGCCGCCACCACCGCGCTCATCTCCGGCTGCCCCCGCCGGTCTCGCCGACCGACCGCGGCGAGGCCATGATCCAGTCCTCGCCCGGAATGTCCGGGAAACCCTGGAAGTTCAGCACGTTGTCGAACTTCAGCCGACAGGTCTCGAAACGCCGGTCGCAGCCAGCCTCCAGCCGCACCATGTCCCCCGCCACGATCTCCGCCCGGACCGGCTGCCACAGCTCGATCCGCCGTGCACCGCCCTCGATCACGTCCCGCTTGACGACCCCCGAAAGCCCGGCAGCCGCCCCGCTCAGCACCTCCAGCCGCCCGCGCTGGAACCAACCGAAGTCGAACCCGTCCAGCGCCCCGAACCGGAACACCGCCCGATCTTCCACGGCCACCACGGCAACCTCGGCCCGATAACCCGGCGCCCCCAGATCGACCCCGCAGGCACCATCCCCCAGCACCGCGGAACAGGGCCGCTGATAGACCCGCCCCACAGGCTGGTTCAGCGCCTCGGTCAATCCGCGCAGCTCGGCCCGGAACATCCCGTCCGACCGCCGGATCTCGCCCAGCGTCCCCCGGAACACCACCTGCCGTTCGTCCACGTTCGCCCAGTTCACCAGCCACGCGACCAGCACGGCCCCGTCGAACCGCCCGGCCTCGATATCCGCCTCCCGGATCGCCGCATCGCTCAACGCGCCGATGGCCTCGGAATTGTCGACCGCCAGCCCGGTGCCCTGCTGCAACGCCAGCGCCGTCAGCCCCGACCCCGCGCGGAACACCAGCCCGTCGAACCCGAGATCGACGTCGTGATCGGTGAACCCCATCACCACGCCATCCGCCCGCTCCAGCCGCCAGGCGTGGCAGACGGTCGTCGCCCCGGTCCCCAGATGTGCCTTCAGCCCCGCGTCGAAACTCATACCCTGACCTCCACAACCGGCACGTTCGGCACCTCGCCGGCGCGGAACGACGCGACCGACACCTGTATCCGGTCCGTGTCGAACCGCACCGGCACGTCGCACTCGAACCCCGCCGTGATCTCGTCACCCGCCGCCGGCACCTCGGCCAGCGTCACCAGCCCCGTCGCCGGATCGACCGCGTAGTGCACGCCCTCCTGCAACGCGTCCCCGCCAACGCCCAGCCGGACCGTTCCCGCCACCGGCTTGCGCACGGGCCGCAGGTATTCCGCCCCGCCCGAGGCATAGCGCTTCGCCAGCTGGAATGCGTCCCGCACGCCATCGCCGATCGCGATGACCTGATCCCCGAACGCCACCTCGCGGCTCGCCCGGCAGGACTTGAACTCCGACCAGTCCTTCCACCGGAACCCGTAGAGCTGCCCCTGCCGCGCCTCGAAGAACGCGATCAGCGCCTCCACATCGTCGAGGGACCGCATCGCGACCCCGGCATCATAGCGCCGCCGCGAATGCGCCCAGGGCGTGTTCCGCTCCTCGAACCCGTTGGCGAGCGTGACCACATCCGTCCGCCGCTCCGGCCCGCCGACCGAGCCGAAGCTCAGGCTCGCGGGAAACCGCACCTCGTGAAACGCCATTTGCCCGCTCCTACCTGTTGCGCTGTCCGCGGGTCATCGCGCGGCTCATCTGCGCCGCGATCTGGCTCTGCGAGCGGCGGAATCCCTCGACATCCGGGGTCTGCACGTTGACCACCACGCTCACCGGCGCGCCGCCCTGCGCGCGCACCCCGAGCCGCCCGTCCGCGCCCCGCGTCAGCGGCATGATCGCCTCGGGCCCCGCCTCGCCCATCAACCCGGTGCCGCCGCGCATCGGGAACATCGTCGCCCCGCGCACGACCCCGCCATTGGCAAACGGCATCACGCGCCCCTGAGCGAAGGACGCCCCGTTCGCAAACGGCAGCACCCCCTGCACGACCGACCCGATCCCCTGCGCGATCATCCCGCCGAAATGATCCGTCACCGGCCGGACCGCCGCCGAATAGGCCGTGTTCGCAATGCTTTGCCCCACGACCCTCATGGCATCCGACAGCTTCATCCCGTCAAAGACCACACCGTCCAGCGCCCGCCGCAGCCCCCGGCTGAGGCCCCGTTCCAGCGTCGCGACATCCTTGCCGGTCTCGGCCATCGCCGCCCGCATCCGCCGCAACTCCGCGTCGAAGGCCGCCGTCATCTCGACCGTCCCGCCCAGCGTCGCGTTCAGCGCACCGGCCCGGTCCTCCAGCTCGTCGAGGCTCTCGATCTCATCCATCACCGCACTCCTTGTCCGGATAGGCCGCCAGCAGCGCATCCAGCCCCGCCCGCCGCAGCGGCGCACCGCCCGCGCCATCCCCCAGCATCAGCCGCAGTTCCGCAGGCGTCAGCCGCCAGAACGCCTCGGGCGTCAGCCGCAGCCCCCGCATCCCAGCGGCCATCAGCACCGGCCAGTCGAACCGGCTCATGCCGCGCCCGGCAGCACGAAGGCCCGCGCCAGCAACTCCGCCGCCGCCCGCGCGGCCCCCATCGGGCCGCCCTCGATTTCCGCCGCGATCAGGTCCTCGGCCCGCCCCTGCCAGCCGCCGCCGCGCAGCCCCGCGACGATCAGCGCCATGACATCGCGCACCGAAAACCCGCCGCCCTCGAACCGCTCGACCAGCGCGACGAGGCTGTCCGACGCCATCGCGCCCTCCAGTTCCGCCAGCGCACCGAGCGTCAGCTTCAGCACCCGTCGCTCGCCGTCGATGACCAGCGCCACCTCGCCTGTCAGGGGGTTCGCCATCAGATCGCCGTGAAGCTCAGCGCACCGGCCGAGGCCATCGACAGCTCGTAGGTCGCCTCGCCGTCATGCGCGCCGGCATATTCGATCGCCGTCACCTGGAACGGCCCCTCGACCACGCCGAAATCCGGGATCACCACCTGGAAATCCGGGGTCGCGCCGTCAAAGAATATCTGCCGCGCCCGCTCGTCGCTGGCGGCGTCCTTGAACACCCCCGCGCCGGAAATCGTGGCCGAGCGCACCCCGGCCCCGCCAAGCAGTTCGCGCCACCCGCCCTGGCTCTCCAGGCTGGTCACGTCCACGCTCTCGGCGTTGAACGAGATGCGAGAGGCGCGCAGCCCCGCGATGGTTTCGAACAGACCGGCATCGGTCATGTCCACCTTGATCAACAGGTCCTTGCCGTTCTGGGCCGCCATGTCGTGTCTCCTCGATCAGAATGTCAGTCGTCTTCGACCCGCGCGCGAAAACTCAGGTCGATCCGCCGGATCTGCCCCGCCTCTTCCCGCCGCGCGCGCGCCTTCAGGAAATCGAGCCGCACCAGCCGCCCCCGGTCGAGCGCGGGCAGACCCGCCGCCAGCGCATCATTCACCGCCACGGCCACCGCCTTGGCCGCCTGGAACCCGTCCGCCGCCGTGACGACGGACACCGCCAGATCGTGCAGCGCGCCGCCGCCCGACCCGTCCGACCGGTCCCGCACAGTCTCGGGCCCCAGCGTCACGTAGGTCTCCGGCACCGTGCCCACGGGCGGCGCATCGAAGATCGCCGTTCCGACCAGAGCGCCCAAGGCCACGTCCCCGGCCAAGGTCTCGTAAACCGCCTTCTGCAAGGCGGGCGACACAGCATAGCTCATGCCAGCGCCTCCTCGCGGGCAAAACAGGTCAGGTAGCGTCCGCCGCCATCCCGCTCCGCCACCGCCTCGATGCGGAACACCCGCGCGCCCTCGCGGAACCGCTGGTCAGGCATCGGCCGCGACGGCGCCCCGACCGGCGCACCGCGCACCACGATCCGGTAGCCGGTCTGCGCCACCGCCACGCCGCCCGCATCCCGCTCACGCCCCGTCCGCGCCGACACCTCGGCCCAGAGCGTCCCGAGCGCCGCCCAGCTTTCGCTGAACCCGCCCGCGCCATCGGCCACACGCACCGGCGCCTCCAGCACCAGTTCCCGGTTCAACAGTGGCCTCATTGCGCCGCCCCCAGCCGGAACGTCCGATACCGCGCCAGCAGGGCAGAAACCCCGAACGGCATGCAGCCCTCGTCCAGCACCGTCTCGCCGCGGTATTCGTAGTAATGCGCCGCCAGCAGCATCACCGCATGGCGCAGGTCCGGCGGCACGTCGTCCCATGCGGCCCCGAACCCGGCGGTGAAACGGATCACCATCGCCCCGCCGGTCGGAATCGTCGGCAGCATGAACACCCGGCCCGTCAGCCGCGGCGCATAGGTATCGACCACCAGCCGGTAGGCGTCGGCAGCGATCACCGCCTCGGCCCCTTCGCCCGACACCCGCCGCAGCTCGCTCACCGCGGAAACCGGCGCCACCGGCAGCACCTGTTCCACCGGGCTGCGCCATGCCGTCACGCGCCACGCGAAATCCCGTTCGAACAGCGCCTTGCCCGTCCGCGCCTCGATCACCGCGATGGCCGCGCGCAGGAAGCTTTCCAGAACCTCGTCCTGCACCACATCCCCGGCGAACCCGGTCCCCAGACGCAGGTGCGCCTTGAACGCATCCACGGGCAGCGCGGCCAGAGGCACTTCGGTTTCTTCAGTCAACATCTTGAACCCTCGGCATTATGCCCCGCCCAAAGGTGGCGCGTGCCACCCGCGTTGCTCGGACGGAGGGAGCAGCTGGACAACGCCTGTCAGCGACACGCGCCGGACCGGACCGCGCCCCGCGCGGCCCGACCCATCGACACCGCTTACGCGAGGCCGAATTTCAGCAGCTTGATCGCGGCGAAATCGCTGACGTCCCCGCCGACCCGCTTGGTCGCGTAGAACAGCACGTGCGGCTTGGCGCTGAACGGATCGCGCAGGACGCGCAGGTCGGGCCGTTCGGCCACCGTGTAGCCCGCGCCGAAGTCACCGAAGGCGATGGAATAGCTGTCCGACGCGATGTCCGGCATGTCCTCGGCGATCAGCACCGGATAGCCCATCAGGCGCGCGGGCTCGCCCTCGGCCAGCGTGTCGGTCCACATGAACCGCCCGTCGCCGTCCTTGACCTTGCGCACCGCGCCCGCGGTCTTGGAATTCATCACGAAGGTCCCGTTCGCCCGGTAGCGCGCGCCGAGCGCGTAGACCAGGTCGACCAGCGCATCGCCCGGCTCGGTATCGTCGAACCCCGCATCGGTGCCCGTCGCGACATAGCCCAGCTTGTCCCAGGCCCAGCTGTCGTTGTCGATCTTGGTATGGGTCAGGAACCCGGTCGGCTTGTCCGACCCGTTGCCGTTGACGAAGGCCGCCGCTTCGGCCCGCAAGAACTTGTCCGCGATCCGCCCCGCCAGCCACGCCTCGATATCGAAGGCGCTGTCGTCCAGCAGCCGCTGGCTGACCTTGGGCAGCGCCGACAGCTCGTAGAGCGGGATCGAAATCCGGTCGAGCGAGGGCGTCGCGCTGTCCGACACGGTGCTTTCGCCCGCCCAGCCAGAGCCGACATCGGTGTGATCGACCAGCACGTCGTAGGCCGTCGCCTCGACCGTCACCACGTTCGCCACCTGCCGGATCGACGAGGCGCCGGACAGCACCGACTTGATCGTGGACGAGGTCTCGGGATCGACCAGATAGCCGCCATCCGCAGCGACGGCCGTGGACATCGCCTTGCCCTCCAGCTCCAGCCCGCGGAGGGCGTCGTCGTCGCCGGAACGCAGGTAGGCGGCAAAGGCCTTCTGATGCGGGGCCTCGCCTTCGGCGGCCGAGGCGAGAACCGGGCGCGCGGCCCGGCGAGCGGTGCGGTCAAGCATGGTCATGCGGTTTTCCTGTTGCTTCAGTCTGTCATCAATGTCGTCGCGGAAGCCTTTGAACTCCCGCATGAACTCGGCCACGGCGGCACGGCTCCCGGTGTCGGGGGACACAGCCTCCCCGGTCCGAGAAATGCTCTCGGTCTTTGTCATCGCACTGTCCCCTCGTTGGGTCTGTCGCGGGCCTCAGCGCCCCGCGCTCTCCTGCCTCAGGGCGCGCAGCCCACGGGCCATCTCGCGCCAGATCTCGGCCGCCGGGTCCTCGCCCTTGGCCTCCACCCGCGCATCCGGCAGCATCGGGAAGGTCACCAGCGACACCTCCCAGAGCTCCACTTCGGTCAGGAGCCTGCGGCCCCCGTCATCCTTCACCGCGCGCTTCGTCCGGTATCCGATCGACAGCCCGTCGATCGCCCCGGCGGCCAGCAACGCGATCGCCTCGCGCCCGCGCCCCACGCTCTCCAGCACCCGGCCCTTCACATACAGACCGCGCCCGTCCTCGCGCACCTCGTCCCAGACCCCGATGGGCTGCGTCGGATCGTGCTGCCACAGCATCTTGACCCGCCGCCCGGCCCCCGCCAGCGCCGCCAGCGACACCGTGTAGGCCCCCTTGCCCACGACATCGCCGCCCTGGTCCGCCGCGCCGAAGACCGAGGCATAGCCCTCGATCACATGCCCCTCGCGCACCGCCAGCCCGTCGCCGAGCGCACAGAATTTCCGTTCCAGTTCCATCACCACCTCCGCCTCAGGGCACCTGTTCCAGCACCGACTGGAACGCCTGCGCCAGGATCACGCCAACGACCCCGTAGACCGTCAGCCACAGCCGCCGCTCCAGCCGCTCGATCATCTCCTCGATCTTGTCCAGCCGCCGTCCGAGGCTCTCCATCTGCACCCGGCTCAGCCGCTCATGCGCCTGCAGCCGCAGCCCCGGCGCGCAATCGAAGGACGCCCCGACCCAGTCGCCCGGCCCCCGCTCCTCACTCATCGGCCACCTCCACCGGCAGCCCCAGCAACGCCCGCTTCTCCCGCGCGCTCAGGAAATCCGCACCCGCGACGCGCGACCACTGCGCATCCCGCTCGGCGGCCAGAGCCGGCACCTGGTCGAGGTCGGGCTTCAGCTCCAGCACCTCGCCCGCAAAGCCCGACAGCCATTCCCCGACCCCCGCCGTCACCCGCGCCACCAGCGGCAAAACGGTCAGCCGATAGAACGCCCGGTGCGCCTCCTGGTAATTCGCATAGGTCGCCTCGCCCGGTATCCCCAGCAGCATCGGCGGCACTCCGAAGGCCAGCGCGATCTCGCGCGCCGCCGCCTCCTTGGTCTTGTGAAATTCCATGTCCGACGGGCTGAACCCCATCGGTTTCCAGTCCAGCCCGCCCTCCAGCAGCATCGGCCGCCCGGCATTCCGGGCGCCCTGGTGATGGCTCTCCATCTCGCTCACCAGCCGGTCGTATTGCTCGGTCGTCATCGACGACTGCCCCTCCGGCCCGCGATAAACAATCGCCCCCGACGGCCGCGCCGCATTGTCCAGCAAAGCCTTCGACCAGCGCGACGCCGCGTTGTGCACGTCCAGCGCCTGCGCCGCAGCCTGCAATGGGCTGAACCCGTAGTGATCGTCCTGCGGATGAAAGCTCTTCAGGTGACAGACCACCGCCCGTCCGCCGCTCACGTCGAACCGATGCTTCCGCCCGCCTACCGCGTATTCATAGGCCACCGGCCAGCCATCCGCGCCGGGCACCAGGCTCATCCGGTCGGACCGCAGCACATGCAGCTCCTCCGGCACACCCTCTTCGCCGACCGCCTCCAGGTACCCGTTCCCGGTCAACAGCAGCTGGCCATACAGCGCTTCGAACAGCGCCGCCCGCCCCTGCGCCGGGTTCGGCGCACGCATCAGGTCCAGCACCGGATGCATCTCGAACCGCTGCCGCGCGTCCTGCAGCACCAGCGGCAGGGCCGCCGCCGCCTCGGCGATCATCTTCACCGCGCGGAAGCCCACCGGGTTGCCCGCGAATCCCGTGCGGGTCAGGGTGGCGACGTCCCGCGGGCTCCACGCCACGCGCCCCGAGCCCGCCCAAGCCACCTTGCCGGTCGCGCTGGCCTTGACCTCGGGCACCGCAGCCTCGGCCCGCCGGAAATAGTCGATGACACCCATCCGCTTCTCCTGACCCGTTCCGGGCGGGGGCACTCTGGCCCGCCGCTCCGTTCCTCCGTCCACGCCCCTTTCGAAGCGCGCAGACAGGTTTTCGCCAAATTCGATTAAAAAGCTCCTCGACCACCGCACGGTGCCCGTTGCGCGCGCCTCACAGCGCCCGCACCCGCGGCTGCATCCAGTTCCCGCCGGGCACGATCATCAGCTCATGCAGCGCCCAGACCAGCGCATCCAGCCGGTCGGGCGACCCCTTGCCCTGATAGCCGCCGACCGCCATGGCGCACATCTGCTCCTCCAGCGCGCCCAGCCCCCGCGCATGGAACACCCGCCCCTGTTCGTAGAGCGCCGCCACCGGCTCCGCCCGCGCCGCCTTCCCGCGCGAGGCATGGACCTTGCGGAACGGCACCACCGGATCGACCTGCCGCACCACGCTCTCGACCAGATCGCCGCCCTGGTTCACCTCCGCCACCAGCCGCTCGGCCCCGTGCCGCCGCATCGCGTCGATCGCCGCCTCCGCCCATTTCGACGGCGTCGCGGCCCCGAGGCTCGCATCCTCCAGCACATAGGCCCGCCAGTTCCGCACATCCCCGCGCATCGTCACGCCCGCCACGACGATCCCGCATTCGTCCGACCCCTTGTGCCCCGTGACCGGCGGATCGACCGCCACAACCACGCGGTCCAGTTCCGGCACGATGTCGACGCAGGCACGCTCAAGCCCCGCCGCCGTCCACATCGCCCCCTCGGAATCCTCCAGCAGCAGCCCGTCCAGCTCCTGCCGCCCCAGCCGCGTCCCCTCGTAGCGCGCCCGGACCTCGGCCAGGAACGACTCCGCCAGGTTCGCCCGGTTCGCCTCGGTCGGTGCATGGGTCACCGCCGTCGACGGCGCATCCAGCAGCGTCTTCAGCACCCGCACGTTCCGCGGCGTCGTCGTGACGCAAACCCGCGGCTCCTCCCCCAGACGCAGCGCGAACTGCAGCATGTCCCAGGCATCCTGCCCCCGCCGCCACTTCGCCAGCTCGTCCACCCATGCCCCGTCGAACTGCGGCCCGCGCAGGCTCTCGGGATCATGCGCCGAGAACACCCGCGCCTCCGCCCCGTTCGGCCAGACCAGCCGCTTGCGCACGCTCTCCCACTCCGGACGCCGGTCCGGCGGCGAACAGGCGATGATCCCGCTCTCGCCGAACACCATCACGTCGCGCGCCTGCTCGATCGTCTCCGCCACCAGCGCCAGCCGCCTGCACCGCCCCGGATCGCCCGGCCGCGCGCCCTCCACCTGCGCCCGCACCCACTCGGCCCCGGCACGCGTCTTGCCCGCACCGCGTCCGCCCAGGATCACCCAGGCCCGCCAGTCGCCCTCGGGCGGCAGCTGGTGATCCAGCGCCCAGAACTCGAACAAAAAAGGGAGAGCCATAAGCTCTCCCTCATCCAGCCCGTTCAGGAACTCATCCTGAATGCTGACATCGGCGGAGGCGATCCAGCCTGCACCGGATCGAAGCCCGTGCCCCGTCGAGGTCGAGGACATACTGTCCCTCGCCTCCGCCTTGCCGTCGTTTGAAGTCATGAAGTTTCGCCTCCACATCGCCCGCCTTCCCCAGGAACTCGCGCACGCTCCGGACCGTCGCCAGCGCCTCTTTCGGCGCTCCGACGTCCCCGTCCCGCGCGCGGTCCTGAAGTCCGCGCATTTCGACCATCAGGTCCTGCAGCTGAAGCCGGACCGTCTCGACCTCCCAACCGAGCCGCTCCTCTTCCTTCGCCAGTTCACTTGCACTCATCCACTCACGCCCCCTTTGCGCTGGTCTGCCCCCCGGCGACGAAAACGAAAAAACGGCCTCGGGGTGCGAACCCCGGGCCGTTGCCCATTTCCTCCAGCGTGCCACAAGTCCTACTTCGGACCGTTCGCAAAGTCAAGGAAATCAAAGTTAACGGGCGCCGCCAAGCGCCCGTATTATTTACACTTTCTTAACTTCCAGGCCGGCGCACGAGCC